GAATACAGCGAGTTTTTCGATGCTTGCCCCTACTGTTGAGCCTGTCGCAGGAACGTCGGTACTCATCTACAGGGGCACGGTAGCGAACACTTTATTTGGTGGCCTGATAGTCGAAGTTCAGAAATCAATGATCGGACCAAATCAGACTGTTGCTAATATTCCGTATCGATATGACATCCTTGCAGAAGATTACCAGCAACTTTTGAATGAACGATTGGTTGTTCAAACATATACCAGCCAGACCTGCCTCCAAATCATACAGGACTTTGTAACAAACTTTACAGATGCCGCTCACGGGATAACCACCACCAATGTCTCTACCGGGCCAACAATTACTGATATTCGATTCAGCTATGTCAAGGTACAAGATGCTATAATCGAGCTGGCCAACCTCGTCAATTATGATTGGTATATGGATTCAGACAAAGATATCCACTTCTTTGAAAAAGAGACCTTACCGGCTCCTTTCACCATTGACGATACTGCTTTGAAGGAATACATCTTTAATTTCACTATTACCCCCGATTATACTCAAGTTCGTAATTGTGTCTACGTTCGAGGTGGTTATTATTTATCGACTGCTCGGGCCTTTAGTTGGGTAGCGGATGGATCAGCACGGACATGGCCGCTTGGGTATGCTCCTCATGCACCAACAACCCTTACCGTCAATGGAGTACCGGCAACTTTTGCTCTTGATAACCTTAATGCGGATGATGGTACCTATGAATATTTTTGGTCATACCAAGAAAAGTATCTCCGTTGTGCTGAGAACGCCGGTACGACCACCACTCCGGCTGCCGGGCAGGTTATAGTCTTTACCTACCAATTTGAAGTGCCCATATTAGTACGAGCAGATAATACCGTATCACAGGCAGCAATCGCAGCCATTCGAGGCGGTGACGGTGTTATCGAGAGCATAATCAAGGATGATAGTATTGACTCAAAAGACATTGCACAGGATCGGGCGATTGCGGAGGTGAACCAATTTGGAAATGCTTGGATTACCGGGTCATTCGATACCTTTGAACATGGATTTGCCTCAGGTCAGTTTGTTGAATTGGACGTTTCCAATTATGAATCTTTTGATGGAAAGTACCAAATAAAAAGGGTTTCAACTCAAATTCTGGGTGCCGGGAATCCGGTCTACCATATCGAATTCGCTACCACACTATATGAATTAAAAGACCTCCTCTCCGCATTTATCCGGGAGAGTAAACGGATCAAGCTGAGGGAAGATGAAACGGTAGATGTCCTTAAATTGGTATCTGAGTCAATAACGCTTACCGATACAACGGCAACCTTACTAACTGCTCATCCTGTGAAATGGGATCAATTCCAATGGGGTTTGGCCACATGGGGATAATAGACGGAGTCAAAATGAGAGGACGTCATCGGTTTATCCTGCGAGATATTGAGACCGGAAAGATCATATCAGATCGTACGTATGATAATTTGATCGTGTCAGTTTGTTCCGATATGATTGCCGATCGTCTTGCTGGTGGATCCAGTGATTGTGATATTACTTATGGAGCAGTTGGGACGAATGCCACCGCTCCGGCTATTGGTGATACGACATTAGGAACAGAACTTGCCAGAAATAGCCTGACGTCCATATCAGCAGCAGGTTCCATCGTTTCGGCATCTACGTTCTTTGGATCAGCGGAAGCAAATGGTACCCTGACGGAGTTCGGCTTATTCGGGCAGGGGGCATCTGCCGCAGCGGACAGCGGTGTAATGATAAACCATGCCGCAATATCCGAGACAAAGACGACAGCAGAAACATTATCCATCGAAAGTACCATAACAATCAGCTGATAGGTGGCAGGCTATGGCATATACAAAGACAGCCGCAGTGGTAGCGAATATAACTAATGCTCAGGCCGTGCAGTACAACAGTTTGATGGCTGAGGTAAAAGCTGCCGCTGAAGGTATCCCTACCCATGATGTGGATATGGTCCTTGCTTGGACTGGTACTCAGCTTGATACCGTTACCCTTACGGACAACTCTCCTGCCGGTGATGCTGGTTTTGACATCACAGCAGTTTCAACCTTAACTTGGGCAGCAGGAAAAGTCACTACCGTAACAACGGTCTTCAGTGCCGGTGAAATGAACATCACAATGACGGAGGCTCTGACATACACCGGAGATAACCTAACAGGAGTAGGGAGGACATTGTCATGAGCACCGCAATTGCCGCAGCAGGGCTTGGATATGGAGTCAAAAACTCATCCGATATCATTATCGTCCAGAGTGACGTCAAAACAGTTCTTTCCAATCTGGTGGTAGCCAAGTCCGATATAGTCACCACCCTTTCGAACCTTGAGATCGTCAAGTCGGACCTCATCGTCACCAATGCCATTGTCGATACGATTGCCAGTGATTTGGTAGTTGTACAATCGGATGTCAAAGTCGTAATTTCTGATCTTGCGGCTTTATTATTTTCTGCAAAAGTAAAATCATTATTGGGGTTAGGCCCCCTTCCTGGAATGGTAGATTATTTCGATACGGTAGCAGATGGGGCTGATCCAGAGACTGCGGTTTGGTCAATTGTTGAATCCGGGGATGGTGCAGTTACTGTGGATACCCATACAGCGGATGTTCCTGGATATGTAAATCTAACTGTAACTCAGAATACATACGAAGCTTCAATGTTTACAAAAGATAAACGTGTATTCAGTTTAAAAGGCGGGGCGACTACTTTATATTTTGAAGCATATGTTTATTTTAATGAAATAGGGGTAAATGGAAAAAAGGGAATTGGTTTTGTTGAAAATGATGACGCCACCCCAGACCATACCGCTTTTGAAGGGAATAATCATGTAGCTGGGTTTTATGTCGATGACAAAGCGTACTCATATTCGTCCACTGGAGCGGCAAATGAAAGTAGTGATTTATCCGGCTTTATATCCGCCACAACATGGTATACTCTGAAAATAGCTATTACCGCAAGCGATGTTAAATATTATGTTGATGGAACTTTGCGGGCGACCCATACGACAAGAGTTCCCAGTTCAGTTTGGCAGGTGGTTATGGCCGTAGGTGAGGACGGAGCAGATTCCGGGATGAAAATACAATGGATTAACGTTTGGGGGGAATGACATGAATTATCCTGAGATTCCATGCAGTAAAATAAAAGTGGTAGACGGGGCGATGTACCAAGTTCGAAAGTTTGGTCTAAACGGACAGGTTTATGAAGAGCACCTCATCCCGATTCCTACTGAGGTGGTAACTCGGGTTTTCAAAGCGGATGGAACTGAAGACGAGGCAAAACGTACTTCAAGGAGTAAAGGATGAAAAAAAGAATTTGTGCCACCATTGTCCGATTGGAAGAGGATCGTGCCTTTGGAACATTTGGCGTCTTGTTGTTTGATGGGCAGGTCTTCTGTCTAACTTTGGAGCCGAGTGACGAAGAAAACCAGCAGTCAATCAGTAGTATCCCGGC